TCAAGGTTGTTTTTTTACGACCTCGTAAAAGTCAGGATCCGGCCAGCAGATCTCCTCGCTCAGATCGTCGCTCAATCGGTCATATGCCGCCTGGGCTTTGGCGGGGTAGTCGTCGGCGACATTGTAGCCCTCAATCCAATACTCATACGGCGAGGCGTCGTGCTCTTTCCGGGCTTGCGCAAGCTCTCTCGCCTCGTTGATATCCCAGCAGCAGCCCTCATCCCACTCGTCGCTTGCATCGTCCTTCCTCGACTTTACGATATAGAGCAGCTTTTTATCCTCGCTCTTTTTCTCCTTGGCGGCGTGCTTTCGCCCGACGTCTATTGTTATGTCAGGATCCCCATCATATCCCTCGTATTTGATCAAGAAATATGCTGATTTCGCATTATTCTCGTGCTCTCCGACGTAATAGCCTTTGATCCAATATCTACGGCCATCTTTGCCCAAAGCCTTGGCATCGGCTCTCGCCTTTTGCTCATCCCAATAATAGCCCTCGTCCTGTATGTCACCTTCCACATCGCCTTCCGAGGCGAGAACGTAGAGCAGCTTCTTGCCTTTTGGCGCTTCTGCCTTTGCTCGCTTTTCCTCCTCATATCCTCGGATTATCTCCATCATACGGAGGACGTATCCGGGGCACTGACCGCGCCCTTGGCACCACGTCTCAACCGTGCGGATCGGCATGCCGAAGTGCTCGGCGAGCGCTCTCTGCGAGCCGTACTTCTTGGCGAGTGACTTCACTCTCGTGCGCTGCTCCTCTTTGATCTCCTCATCGGTGATTTTCTCAATTTTGCCGTATTTAGCATTTTCAAATAGGCCGTCGTCGAGTTGACCTGCAAGCTCTCGCTCGCACTCCTCGGCGCTGTCTCTCGTTATGGTGACGATCACATAGTCGTTCGTGCCTGTCTTGTCCTCCGCGTCAACATCAATTATCCTTGTTTTGCTGTCTGTGCTAAAATCCCAATGGATCGACTCGCCGAAGCTCAGCTTCTGCCTGTGACCTTCGTCGCCCCAAATTTTCCACCTTTTCGTTATCGCCATTTTGATTTCTCCTTATCTTAGTAATTGCGGGGTTATGACCGCCGAGACAAAGCCTCGCCCGCATTAAGGCGGCAGCGCCGCCCCACTCTGCATTAATCAGCCGTTTTCGCGAGATACTCTTTCGCTATTTCAGACTCCCATCGCTCAACCCGTTCTATTTCGGCGGCGTCAGTGTTGTTCTCATCATAGTCCGCAGCATCATATAAAACTATAGTTATTAAGTTGTCCTCCTTTGAATCATCTGCTATAACTTTGATGCCTTCGTCGTCGCCCGCGAGCCAAAATAAAATGTCGTCCCAGTCAAGGGTTTCAAGGTTGTAGTCGCTTTCTTCCACGTCGAGGATTGTTCCGTAGCTCCATCCGCTTCCGTTGACCCAGTGCTTCTCAAAGATAACGGTTGTGTACTTCGGTCTTGCTTCTTTGTTTTCCATCTTAATTAACTCCTTTATCTTTTACGTTCGCACGGGCTTGTGACCGTGCCGCCGCATTACCGCCCCGTTCGGGGCGTCACTCTGCGTTTTGCTTTTATACTTCCGGCAAACTCATTACAAAGTCGATGCAATCTTTTTCGCTGTCGAAGCATTTCTCGCTTCTGAGCGTTTTGCCGTTTGCAATTTTCCAGTAACGGAAGGTTGCATTCCCGAGCTGATAGATCTCGTATGTTATTTCGTCCTTTGAGAGCGTGCCGATCTTTTTAACCTCGTTGATTTTTTTCATTTTCTTTAACTCCTTTTTTTCATGGAGCTTTTAGCTCCTCATTACGTTTATTATTATACCATGAAATTCATGGTATGTCAAGTAGTTTTTCAAAAAAATATCGATTTTTTTCAAACTTTTTTTGTTTTAAAAAGCAAAAGAGGCCAGCGCCGGAGCGCTGACCTCGATTTTTTATCTGCCGAAGAAAACGGCGGCATATATGCGGATGAGCTTGACGGCGTACTGCGCCCACGCCACCACGAGAGCGGGGAGGCGGTCAAGAGGGATCCTCGGCAGCCCGTCCGTCGCTATGGCGTCAATGATCTTGAGCAGGTGTGAGAGCCACATAATTATGTAAGTCATATCACGCCCTCCTGAGCTGCCCCGTCCTCAGCAGGGCAAGCAGTTTGATATTCTGCGCCGCTGTGCCGACATAGCCATTAACGCCGTTCGCCTTGGCGATCTTGCGGCGGTTATTAAACGACGAGTTGACGCCCAGGCTCTCAAGCGCGTCGACCAGGCTTGACGAGCTGCCGCTGTATTTTGGATAACAAACGGCGGCCGTCTCTCCGCTACCGATCAGTACCCGACAGCGGGGGCGAAGCACCCCGAGAAATCCTCGGTAATCGTGACGGACGAGCTTGCAGGCCTTACCGTCCCAGTTTTGATCATAGCTGTAAAAGTGTCGGGTGTCACCCTCGCCCGAGCAAATAGCCACATGACCGTGACCGCCGCCTTTTGAGCTGCCCCAGACGGCAAGGTCGCCCTTGAGCGGCACGAAATCGGGTGTGTTGGGTATGCGGACGAATTTATCCCGCAGCACCGAAAAGCGCTCGAAGCGCTCAAAGTAGTTTTTTGCCGAGCCGACGGCGAAAAACGGGATATCAAACACCTCTTTAAGATAGGCCTTGGCGAGGTCAACGCACTGCACGCCCGCCGCACCGTCAACGTCGGTCGCTTTGCCGAGGTGTTTTTTTATAAATTTTTCAAAATTTATGCCCATTTTTTATTCTCCTTTCTTCTTGAGAATTTCAATCGCATTTTTAACGGCTTTAGGGATAGGCACGCCCATCAGACCGGCGTTTTCAAGGATTGAAAGCGCCTCGTTGCAGATATAGGCTATGCAGACTGCGTCTTTAACAAAAGTCGTGCCGAGCATGACGTCAAGTCGGCTTGCCACGACAACGATCAAGAGGGTCAATCCCTTGCGGCAGAGCCCCTTCCAGCCCGCCTTGCTTTCAAGGGCGCCGCTCTCTGTCTTGCTCGAGCGGTGGAACACACCCGCGAGGATAAGCCCCGAGATGTAGTCGATCGCCATAAAGATGATAAGGGTTGTTAAAGCGGCGGACCAGCCGCCGAATGCTGCGGCGATACCCGCGCCGATGGCGCCCAGCGCCGTGCATATAAAACTTTTCATTTTTTTACCTCCTCAAAATAGTGGCCGACGAGCTGCGACGGCAAGTAGTAGAGGGTGATCTCTGTGCCGTCCGTCATGCCGGTCCTTTTGCAAATATAGAGCTTGTCGCCCTCTCGATAATATTGACCCACGATGTAGGTCATGCCCGCCACGGCTGTGATCGGGTTTGATTTTGTGCCAGCTTCGGCGGGCTGCGCCACGGGCTCCCAGAGCGTGGGGGTCAATGACGGTCGCCATGTCGGATTGGCAGCGATGTCCTGCCGGGCTTTATAGAGGATGCCGCCCTCCGTGACCCTCTCGCCGGCCGTGTAGGCTCTGCCGCTCCACCGCTCAAACAGTTCTGCCGAGGTCAGAGCCTCGGAATCCGTCAGCTTGGCCGCTGCCTGCTCAATTTTGGAGCGGTAGGCATATGCCTCACTCCTCGTCATTGCCGTCACCTCCCGTGATGATTTTGAGCGCTTCCTCGGCGGGGATCTCCTCGTTACCGACGGCTTCGGCCGCGTCTCGCTCCGTCCAGTTGACCTCGCTGTCCTTGGCGCCGAGCACGACCCGCTTGCCGCTTATGCCGTTACGCATAAGCACCTTGCCGTCGTCGGCGGTCAGCACGGTCCTGCCGTTAATCGTTTCTTTAACCACTTACTATCGACCATCCTTTTATGTTTGTAATGTAATCCTCAAGGGTGATGTCGCCATCTTCAGCGGCGGTAAAGCACTCGCCGTCACCGTCATAGTCCTCGCGCCCTTTTATTTCAGCGCAACGAGCTGCCGCCGTAGCATGGAGCGTAAGGGTATAGCTGCCGAGACTCAGAGCGTCAGCAACCGATATGAGCGTTGCGTCGCTGAGATTCTGACTCCACTTAAACACCCAGTCGTCGATAGCAATTTGGCGCTCAAACCTGACCTCTTTGAGCGCAGCGCAATTATAAAAAGGGTTATAGTAGAGCGTTTGGTTTGATATGTATCTAACCCCGAGCGGCTTGCTTGAGCTTATCTCCTCTAATTTTGAGCACCCAGCAAACGCTCCGAGCGCCTCTGACGCACCACCGTAAGTCTCTTTTGTAGCGTGGACAAAATCGCCACTCAGAGTCACTTTTTTTAGCGCAAAGCAATTAAAAAAGCAAAGTCCGAGCGACAGCTCGGCTCCGTCCGGGACGATCAGCGTCAGCTCTTTGAGGCTTATGCAGCCTCTAAAAGTCTGATGCAAGACGCATTTACCGCTTTTTATAAAGCTCAAATCAAGCACGAGCGTATTAGGCAAGGAGGTCACGCTATTAAAGCCGCTGCTCAGACCCACTAACCTCTCAAATATCTCCGGCACACCGCTGCTCTTTTGAGCCGCCGCCTCCGCCATACCGTCGGGAAAGGTCAATTTACCGCTCACGCCGCTGCCTTGCCGTATGCCGTCGGCTATCGCTTTTAAGCCGTTATTGAGATAAGTGCCGTTAACGAGCGTGTCATAGCCCATCAGTAAGCACCTCCGTCCCATTGGGCGAGGCTGTCAATGACCTCGTCGACGATAGCCCTGCCGCCGTATGTCAGCCGCCTCTTATCGTCCTCAGCGAGGCCGTCAATGACCTTTTTGTTGCCATGTTTATGCCGGGCGGCGGTGTTGGCTGCCACCTCTGCGGCAAGATCGGCGCTGCCCGTCTCGGCTTCTGCCGCCGTGCCCTGCGGAGAGGGCAGGAGCGTAAGCCCGTGGACAGCGGGAGCCTTGGCGATAAGCTCCCCGTCTGCGCCTCTCGCCTCGAGCTGCACGCAGAGCAGCCGCTCGGCGGTGAGCTGCTGCCAGAGCGGGATTTTAATTGCCTCGCCCGGCTCGAACGAGCGGGAGCGATAGACCTTGCCGCCTGTCTCAAATGCCGCCGTGTAGCTTTTGACCTCGTCACCCGTCAGCTCGGCAGGCGGAACGATCAACAGCTCCGTGGCGTTATGCTCGCCCATGTAACCCGCCATTATAGGCGTCTCGGGGAGCGGCGCGGTGTAATCAATTTTTATCTGTCTGATCGGCATAAAATCATCCCTCCTTATTTAACTCATATAGCTCATTGAGCGAGTTGACCCAGCCGTTAACAAGCCCGTACCAGTTGTCGTTATGCTTGGTTATCTTGACGGCGGGGCGATTAGAGAGCGCCGCGACGTTAGCCTCGAGCGCCTCCATGATCGTGCGTATATCCGTGACCGGGTGCGCTCGACCTTGACAGACGACGTCCTGCATCTCTGCGGTCTTGCCGAGTTTATCGGCGAGCCATGTGCAGGCTGTCGACAGTCGGGATATCTCGACGACGCCGAGATAGTCCATCTCGGCGAGCTGCGGAAAGCCGTCGGAGTCTGCGACGACCGAAACTTGTATGACCGCCGTGTAGTTGTCGGTGCCGTTCCGCCCGTGGTCGGCGGAGGTGACGGTCACGGTGCAGCCGCCCTCGGACACGGCGGTTATCTCGCCGTCAGCCGAGACTGTCGCTATGTCGCTGTCGGAGCTCTCAAAGCTCACCGCCTTGACCTCTGCGCTGCCGGGGCTTATGTTATACTCCGGCGTGGCGCTCTTGCCGACAGCGAGGGTCAACGCCTCATCGTCAAAGGCGATGCCTGTGATTTTTTGCGGGACGGAGAGGACGCCGCTCACCGTGACGCTCTTGCCGTTGGCGGCTGTGACGGTCAAGACGTAAGGATAAGAGCGCCCCGAATCAAGCGGGGAGTCGCCGGCATAATACAGCGGCACGATGCCTTCAAAGCTCGACGCTGTAATCGTCAAAACGTACTCCACTTTTGAGGCGCCTCCGTCTCGTCCTCGATAATAGCTTCTCACGGCGGCGCCGGTAGCTGAATAACTCAGCCCGTTTCGGGTAACCGCCTGCTCTTGGGTCATGCCTTTAAGCATAAGCGAGGCCGTTAAACTATAAGCGGCATGAGAGCATTTAAGGCTGAGCTCTGCCGCCATGCCGTACCGGTTAATTGACATTAAGGCTCTGTCGATTGTCGGCAACGATTGATTTATAGGCGTCAGCGTGCCGGACGCCGAAACCGTGGCGACCGTGCGATAGTAGCTTTTTCCTGCGATCAGTATCTCGTCTGTTTTAAATGTGCAATTGACTTCAAACGACCCGGCGCCGTTTGAATTGTGACTGCACCTGCCGACCTCCTGCGTCTGCATGCTTACTATCCCTGTGTCAAACGGCGTCCATTCTGCCTTGACTTCAAACGAGACGTTTCTTGACCACTTTGTCTCATTTCCGTTGGCTGAATATTCGAAATATTCGTTTTCCGAAAATCTTGCTCCGGTGTTTTTGTACTCAATTTGGCCCCGAAGAATCGAGGCGTTTTGCGCGATATCCAGCGTCTCATAAAGCGCCAGCCGGAGGGATAGCCCCGGCCTCTGGGTACGGGCAAAAGTAAAATAATAATAACCGAGTAGTTTCTCCGTCATCAGCTCCCACCTCCTTTTGGCTGCTCGATGATAACGATATCAGCGGTCACGCTGCTGCGGCGCAGGTGATAAGCCGCTGACTTAATGACGCCGCGCTTTAAACCTTGCTTTTCAACGTCGATCTCGACTATATCGCCGACTTTCTCGCCGTCTGCGATGATCTTCGCCGTGATCTCGTTCCGCTGCCAGCCTCGGGCAGCGATTTCCGCCGCCGTTGCCTGCAGATCTTTAATTAATTTTGATTTGTCAAAAGTCAAAACCGCTGCGGCCTGACCCGAGCGCCTTGCGGCGTTGGTGACTGTTGCCGTCGCGGTCCCGACCGTGACAACGATCTGCGAATACGGTGCCCTTTGGGTCAGTTTTGACTTGCCGATGATCTGACTTGCGCCGATGACCTTGCCCGTTTCGGCTGATTTTTTAAAACTCAAATGCTCGGCCCCTGCCCCCGTGAGGTTTGCGCCCGTTGCAAAAGTGACCATCGCGGCGAGCTGGCGGAGGGTGGTCTTGCCGTCCGCATCCACCGTCCCCGTCATGGTCGTGCCGCCGTCGACGTCGCCGCTCTCGGCGATTATTCCCGCCGATTTCAGGAGGCTTATAAATTCCGAGACTGTCAAGCTGCCGCTTATCGCTTGCTCGAGTGGGATATCCTCGAGCAAATAGTCATCGTCAATCGCCTCGACAGCGTAGATCCCGCCGCCGAGGTTGGTCAAGGCATCGATGCTAAAAGCGCCGTATATCTCGCCGTTGTGCTCAACGGTCAGACGCTGGCCCTCCGTGGGGTTAAGCTCCCCGAATTCCGCCTGAAAATCACATGTGCTGCCCGGCAGGTCGTTGCAGTCAACTGCAATTTCATTAAAAATCTCGATATCTCCATAAAAATTCGTGATTTCCTCTTGTCTCCCGAGGTTTATGCCCCTCAGCTTGGCGAGCTGATAGGGCGCTTCGGTGTTTTTTAACTCGATTTCGATTTTTGTGAATTTTTGAATGTTTAATTCGCAAAAAAAATCAAGCTGCGCGGGTGCAAATTCGCCTGAAGCCGTCACCTCGGCGCCGTCGTATGCAGTGATTTTTATTTCCGAGCAATAATCTTTGAAGAAATGAAAAGTCAACCCCGGCGCGAAGCCGTAGCCATCTTTGACGCTTATCACCACTTTGACGGGTGCGGCGAACACCCCCGTCGAGCCGGACACGACTGATGAGACGTAGCAGTTAACCTCGCCGGCATCTGCTAACTCAATGCTCGGGTCGTTGAGATCTATCCCTCGCCCCTCGAGCGAGGCGAAATTGATAACCTCGGGCGGCTCCTCCTGGAGCAGCGTGCCCGGCAGCATGTACGGGCTACTGCCGGTCGCCGGGGCGGTGCACTCCTGGGCGGCGTTTGGCATGTAGTTATTAAAGACGACACGGTTCATCCTGTCAGCCCTCCGTTGCTGTCAATCAAATTGAGCGCTGCCTCGGCGGCGGCAAGGGCGTTAAAGTCCTTGCGCTCCCGCCACTTGCCCGCTATATAATCCGGCCACGCCGTGCCGCTGAGCGACGGCGTCGTAAAAGTGACCTGACCGTTAAACGTGACCGCCGACTCGCTCGGCGGAATAAAAATCACGTCTCTGAGCAGATGCACTCTCCAAAAGCGGTCGCCGTCCTCCTGCTCGCCTGTGATATAAGCAAGCCCGCCCCTCTTACCGACGCCGAGTGCGTCGCTCAACTCGCCGTTAGCCCCCGCGCCGCCGAACATGTTTTTATAAGCCTCAAAAGTCAACTGACTTGTGTTAAGTGCCACCGCCGCCGATGTAAAGATGCGACGCCCTCCTCCGAGGGCCGATGCCTGCTGATACTCGGGACTGACCGAGACGCTTATCATCTTGCCGAGACGGACGCCGGAGCTATACGCCAGCCCCCCGATGGCGGGCACCTGTGGAAACCACGTCGGATATCTCGCTTTAATACTCGCCATTAATCCGCCCCCCTTTGGATGGAGAGTGGAACGATCTCAAGGTCAATCGTGTCGCCCCAGATATTTAAGACGCTGCCGTCGGTGTCAATGTCCTCAACTTGCCGCAGCAGCTCGCGGGAGCCGCCGCGAATCTTAGCCTCGTATAACACCGTGCCTTGGTCATGCGGCAGCTCCACCACATGAGCAGAGACGGGCGCGCTGATGAGCTTATAAAAGCGATCCCACTCAGCGGCCGACACCTCGGGGTCTCGGCGGACGGTCACCCTGTGACCGTAGCGGGTGCCGACCGGGTCACCGGAATATAGACGGCCGTCCTGCGTGTACTCCTCGGATCCGTCAAACACCGTCTCAAAGTCCTCGCCGATAGCCTCGACTATGACCTTGCCGCTCCACTCCTCATTGTCAATTTTAAGCATTGCGTTCCTCCTTAAATGCAGTCTTGCGCCTGTTTTCGCGGGTGACCTGGACGTCAAGCGCCCGCCCGACGGCGGCGCTTGATCCGTTAAACGTGACGTTGACCGGCGCCTCGTTGACCGTTACGGCGAGGCGGTCGAGCTTGCGCTCAAGCCTGCGAATATCTGCCGCATTGTCGCCTCTCGGAGTGACCGCCGCCTGCGCTGCGGTCAGGATCCTCTCGCCCTTGTGGAGCTCAGCAATGTACCCGTCATACGGCACATAATTGAGCCCGCCTGCGTGAGAGCCGTCGCTGTCGTCGTCGTCGTCACCTGTGACCATGCGCTTGATGGAGTCCTTTAATTTACCAAACACTTTTTTGGCAAGGCCCCACCAGTCATAGTCCTTTATCGCCTGCCAGAGTGCTAAGCAGATTTCGCCCGCCGCTCCGATAAGCTCCGGGATGTTGTCGATCAGTCCGACGGCAAGATTGCCGACGAGGTCAACCGCCGCCGTTGTGAGCTTGCCGAGGTTGCCGTCCTCAAGCAGCCCGTCTGCAAAACCCGTGATAAGGTCAAAGGCGGCGTTTATAAGCAAGTCGACGTTGTCGCCGAGGAAGCCTACCAGGTCGGTCACGAGCTCGGCCGCCGTGCCGGTGAGCTTACTGAGGTTGTCCTCAGTCAAAAGGCTGCTTGCAAGCGTCCCGACTATAGAGAGGGCAGAGTCCGCCAGCTTCGGCAGGTTGTCGCCGATGCCGGTGAGCAGCAAATCAATGATCTCGGGCGCTGTCTCGGCAACGCTGCCGGCAAGCTGCTCGATGATGCCCGTCACGATGGTAGTCGTTGTTCCCGCCATTTCGGTGATACTCTCAACGCCGTCAATTATTTTCTGCTCGGCACCGTCCTCGCCGGTAAAGAGGGCGGTCACTCCGTCCATCACGTCCGTGATGCCCGGCAGAAATTGAGCAGATATGTTGTTTTTGACGGCGTCCATCGTCCCCGTCATGTTGTCGAGCGCGTCGTTAAATGACGCCGACGCTGCGACCGCCTCGTCGCTCATCACAAGTCCAAAGCTCTGTGCCTGGTCTTTAAGCTCCTTTATCGCCTCTGTACCCTGCCCGAGCATAGGACCCATGCTATAAGCAGCTTTTGATCCAAACAGCTCAACAGCTTTTGCCGTGCGCTGAGACTCGTCTTTTATCGAGGCGACCTGGTCAATTGCCTGCGATAAATCGAGCTTTGAGCCGGTTGATTGCAGCTTCTTGGCGGCCGTTTCAAGTGTGGCTGTCTCTACGCCGCTCATCTTGGCGGCATAGGTCAGCTCTTGATACTTCTCGGCGCCCATCCCCATACGCTGGGATGCCTCGTCAATCGCGTCTCCTGCCTGTGCAGCGTTAAATGCGGCATCATAGAGTGCTTTCCCCGCCGCTGTCGCTGTGGCTGTGACCGCCCCCACGCCCGCCACGGCTCCCGTAGCAGCTCCGCCGATCACTTTTAGCCCTGATTTAGCAAAAGACGCGGCCGCGCTCTTGGCCTTGTCAATGACCTTGACGGTCATGCTGTGCTCGTCTTTGACCTTGCTGACGGCTTTTTGAAATTCCTCGTATTTCCCTTTCAGCGCGGCAAAGCCCTTGCCATCTTTCTCCGCCTTTTTTAGAGCCTCACTGTTTTTTTTGGCAGCGCTCTCGGTTTTGATAAGCTCCGCGGTCGCCTTGTTGAGTTGGATCTGCCAGTTGTCGACCTGCTTGGAGTTCTCGCCATACACCTCTTTGGCGTTGTCGAGAGCTTTAGTCAACGTCTCAACCTTATCCTTCTGCAGGTCGATTTTCTTGGCGTAGTCCTCCGACTGCGCGGTCAAGCTCTTGACACTGTCCTTATTGTCGGCATACTGCGCCGAGGTGAGCTTTGCCTCCGAGGCTGCTACCGACAAGCCTCGCGATATTTCGCTTAAGGCGTTTTTAAATTCTTTCTCGCCGTCTACCGTCAGCTTCGCGCCCACCTCGGGTAGATCCTTATTCGCCATCGGCTTCACCTCCCGCCGCTTTTAAATTGTAAAAATCACAATAACATGACCAAAGCGCCAGCAGTCGACGCCATGTCATGCTCCAAAATTGCTCCTCATTAAAACCGAGCAGGCAGGTTGCCCTGAAAAACCATAAATCAAGGTTAATCGGGCAGCCTGCCTGCTCACTCAGTTTTTTGCCTCGGCGTCCTCTGCTCCAGCAAGCTCGTCAAGCTCATCCTCTGCGGCGTTTGAGCTCTTGCCACCGGGCAGCCCAGCAAGCAACGCCTGATAGGTGATCATCATCATCTCGTTGACTTGCTCGGTGCCGGTACTCGCCGCTAAAAGATACTCCGCTGTGACAAGCGGGAGATCTTCACGCCGCTCAATGTTGTGGATTGTTATCTGCTGATTTAGCATTATTGTAAAAATCTCAAGCAGCATCATGACTGATTGTGTACTTGCGCCGCTGTCCTTTACTCTTTTGAGCTCCGCAGTCAGGGCGTGTATGCCGCCGGGGTAGAGCTCGTTGAGTTTCATGTCAACGTATATCGAGTATTTAAGGTTATATTTCTCTCCCTGCCACTCAAACGTAAATGATTTTTCCGCGACATTGTTAATAATCCTGCTTTTCATCAGTTTGCTCCCTCCTCTGCGTTGGTATCAGCCGCGACAAGATCGCCGAGCGTCAGCTGATAAGCTGCGGCAGCGGCCGCCGAATTAAATATATACTCGATCTTTTCGACCGCTCGACCGTTGCTGTCAAGCATGAGCGGGTCAGCGACCGCCTTGCCGGGTATTGAGTGCGTGGCAAAGGTCAGCGTCTCGCCTTTGGTGGCGTATGTCTCTGCCGGTTGGTCAAATTTGACTTTTGGATAAAAGCAGACGATAAAGCGCTTTACGTCGTCAACGACCTCGCCGCGTATGATGGACAAGCCGAGGTATTCGCCGTCCGCCTCATCGGAGTAGGTGACCGTCTCGGGCTTGTTGCCGCTCGTGTCCGCTGCCGTGACAGTGATGCCAAACATATCACCGACGCAAGCCGTCGGGATGGTCGAGGTGCCGAGGGTCAGCGCCCTCGAAGCTACTCTGCCGTCGCTCTCAGCCTCTATGTCGTCGGCGTAAAGCACCGCCCTCGATACTGTCGGCGTGTCGCCGAGTTGGATCGCCTTGCCGACAGCTTTCGGTGTTCCGAATTTGACAGAGCCAGCGCTCTCCTTGCGCTTATAAATCATCGGGAATTTCGCACTGATTAATGCCATGGTATTATTCCTCCGTTTCTGTTAAATCAAAAATCTCCACGCGAGCATGGTAATACTCGGTGTCTCGCTCATAGGTTAGCCCCTGCGCTTGGATTATAAAACCGGCAAGCCGCAGGGCTCGGCGGATGCGCTTGCGCATCTCAATCGCCTTTGATTTGCTCGGTGTAAAATAATGGATATCGGCCGTTATGGCGTCGGCGACGTCAACGTCGTCGGCATATGCGCCGACCCGCTCGCTGACAAGATTATAAGCTCCCCACTCATCAAGCGGGGGGAGCGTCTTGCCGCCCTTTTTATAAGTTTTGTTGCGGTCATAAAAATCCGGGAAAAGCTCAAAGGGCAGCGGGGCAAGCGCCTCCGCTATCCTGCTCTCAAAACTCACTTGACGTCACCTCCCTCTGTGATGACCGTCTGCATCGTCTGAGCCGTCTCCGCCTTGACGGACTCAACCGCCGGGCGAATAAACGGGCTCGCCTTGCGCTTGCTCGACCCGTACTCCTTGACCGCCGCCTTTATGGCGTTTGAGACGGTCGCCCTGCGCTTTTTGACGGGGTACTTTTTGGACTCCGCCGAGCGCTCATCTTTGCCGTCAAAAATCACGTCACACGACCAGCCGCCGCTCTTTGCTTTTTTGGGCTTTTGGATTTTCAAGGACTCGGCAAGCGTGCCGGTGTCCTTTGGCGTCTTGGCCTTGATGGCCGCCTGCACTATCGGAGCGGCTCGGCTCAGCATGACCGGGGCGAGCTCATCAATGTTGGCGAGCCTCGCGAGTTGTCTCTGCAGCTCTTGAGGAATTGCAAAGCTAAAAGCGCCCATCAGTCCGCCCCTCTCTCGCAGCTCAGCTCGATAAGGTCGAGGCTCTTGCGGTAAGTCTTTTTAACAAGATACCGAGCGCCCTGATACTCGACGATCGCCTCGCCAGCATAATCCCATGCCGAGATCTCAAAGACAAGCGCCGTCTCATACCCGGCTTGCATCGCGCCGAAGTATTCGGAGCGAGTAGGGGATTGAGCTTTTGAAAATACCTTACGTTTCGTCGGGCCGATATCCTGCCAGTTGCCGGCCTCGTCCTGCTCGGCTGCATTTTCTTTAATCAGAAAAATAAAATCATCCATTGCAGCGAGCCTCCGTGCGGCGATTTATAAGCCGCTGCCGTATATGCTCGGGCATTCCCTCGCCCGTCTCACGGTGACGATACTTCCACGCCGCATAGTCGGCGACGAGGACCTTGTCGGCTATCTCGTTAAGATCGAGCCGAGCTCCTCGGTCGTTAAGCTCCTCGCGGGCAGCCATGGCGAGCTGCTGAAAATAAAAATCCCTCGCCGTTGCCATAATGCCGAGGTCGAGCTTGATCAACTCGACTATCTCATTTATATCATCCATCTCCTCGCCTCCTTAATGTTTAAGAGGGGCGATAAGCCCGCCCCTCTTTTGACCTTTCGTCAGGCCTTGGTATATTTAACCGTGACGCTGTATGTTCTCGCAACGGCGTTGCCGTTGGTGACCTTAAAGGTCAAGACGTTGTTGCCCTCGGCAAAAGTGACCTCGCTGCCGTTGGTGACGGCGGTGCTGCCGTTTTTGATCTCAACGACCGCCTCGGAGCGCTGAGCCGTAGCGGTGATCTTTGCTTTTGCAGCGGCAACCTCTACGGAGTAATTGAGGATGTCCTTGTTAAAGGCGGGAGAGATCTGAGCGGTGCCGACGGTCAGCGCAGTGAGGCTGACTCTGTCGGTGTTGGCGGCGTCACCTGCAAAGGTGGTGACAGTCGTCGGCTCGGCGTTTGCATAGTTGACTGCAACAAAACTGTTGCCGAAAACGGGCGCGCCGTCGTAGCGTGCGAAGCCTGCGAACACCGTCTGTCGCTGGATAAAGCGGACGTGCTCGGACGAGCCGAGAGAGACGCCCTGACGCTCTGCGAGGAGATAGTTAAGGCCATAGCCGCCGACGATCTCGTGGTCGGGGATAAAGTCGAGCTCGACAATCTCGCCATCGTCAAACGGGAGAGTGTTGTCGATGCCCGAGCGGAGAGCCGCCGAAGCATCAAAGGCAAGCGCCTTCGTTCGGAGCTCCATCTTTGTTTTGCGATTCATGCACCAAAACGGGGCGGCATTGGAGCCGTTATTCTCGGCGGCGGCGAGCGCCATGCCGAGGTCGGCGAAAAATTCGGCGCCGCTCTTGCTCAGGATGTCGAGCTTTTTAATGTTGGTGCTGCGCAGGTCAGCCCATTCGGGGGCGTTGCTGCTCCAGTCCGATGGACGAGCGCTCTGAGCAAGTCTCGTCACGATGCCGAGCGGCATTCCGTTGCCGAGACCGTAGAGGATAGCCTTGTCGGTAGCTCTGCCGATGCCGCCGGCAAGGAAATCGAGAATCATGCCGAGAAACGCCTCGTCGGTGTCCTCGATGATAGAATTCGGCACGGGCACAAATGCCGAGACGAGGTAGGAGTCCATGTCGATGGCTCTCAGGTCGATCTGATCCTCGTTAAAGGCACCGAGCGCATCCGTCCAGATTGCCTCGGGGATACTGCCGGTGACGGGCTGGCGAGCGTTACCGCCGATGGTCATGCTGCGGACCTTGTCGATCAGCTTTGACGCCTCCCAGACGTGCTCTCTTACGATATCGAGCAGTACGGTCGGCACGGCAAGCTCCGCGCCGGTGATGCCTCTCGTCTGATTCTTGATTATCTCACGAGTGCGGACGACAAAACTCTTGACGTCGTCTCTCTTGAGGATCTTTGCTCTTGTTTCTGCAGGCAGCTTGTAAAAAGCGCCTCTCTTGCTGTGGCTCATGTTTATGCTCCTTTCTTCTTCTGCTGCGGGGGCGGCGGGCTCGGGGTCGGTCTCAGGCTCCTTGCTCTCGAGCTCCTCGATCTTGCCTTTAAGCTCCTCAACCTCGCTCTCAAGCTGCTGCACCTGCTCGTCGATGCCGCTATACTCTTCTTCAACGGCGGTGATCTGCTCCTCGACGGCGGTGATATCTTCCTCGGTCGCCGCCTCCTCGAGAGCGTCCCTCAGCTGTTTTATTTTGGTGTCTCTGGCGTTTCTTTTTTCGAGTTGCTCGGCGAGTTTTGTCGAGCTCCTTTTCATCTGGGCTTTCAGCTTGATCAATGCAAGCATGTCAATTCCTCCAATCTTTTCTTAACGGCAGCACGCCTGTGCTCAAGCTGCCGCTTTTTCATGTTTTCTGCATCTTTTTTTCGGGCTTCAACCTCCGTGTCCGCATAAAACGGAAACGTGCAGACGCTGACCTCATAGAGCTTGACCTTTTTGAGAGTGCAATGCAGAGCGCCGTCGCCCTTGTCCTCGTATTCCTCATTGATCACGTCAAAGCCAAAAGAGCCCTGGTCAACGTCGCCGCGCTTGGCTCTCTCATACGCGTCGAGCGCCTCGCGGTCGGCGGGATTAATCGTAATTCTGCCTTTGAGTCCGACCTCATCAACCTTGAGGGTCAGCGTTCCCGCTTTAGTCCTGCCAAGGACTATATGTGTTTGATGATCGAGCAGCGCCCGGACGTCGCCGCCGAGCTCGTCGTCAAAGGCATGAGGGTCTATCTGCTCAAAGTAACCCGGCCAGCCCTCGGCTTCTGTATTAAATTTCGCAAAATAGCCCTCGATGATAAGCTCCTCGCCCTCGCTTCTCGTCTTAAAGCAGGCAGGAGCCGTCACGCTTCTTCTATTCATCTGTTTCACCTTCGTTTAACTTCTTCTGATCGCCGAGCCGATCGACGGGGATATAATTTTCAAGTGCTTGATAATCATTCATGCCATCGCCCTCGGCGGGGGATAGCCCGAGCTCGTTTCTCGCCTCGTTTCGGCTCATCAACCCGAGCGCTATCATTTTGTCGATGTATGCGACTTTTTCGGTCAGCGAGTACTGCATGAGCGTTCGCGCGTTAAACTCGACGTAGCGGTCGGAGGCTACGATGAGCTTGCGGGTGAGCTCCTGCTCGAGGATTTTTGCAAAACTCAGGATTTTGGTTGCGATAAAGTTATTGTAGGCATCGGCTTTATACTCGCCGATGCCGAGCATAAATGCCGGCATGCCAAACGCCGCCGCTATCATCTTTTTGTTAAGCTCGATACTCTCATTCACCGCGAGGTCTTTGAGGCTCAGCGGCGAGACGGTCTTGATGTCAATCTCGCCAGCTGGAATGACCCACGGCTCACCGATCTCCGTCGTGCTGGTGTAACTCTCAAGCAGCTTCTTGCGCTTCTCTTTCTCTTCGAGTTCCTCGGAGTCCGACTGCGTCGAGATGATAAGGGTCGGTTTCCATTTGTTTCGCAAAAACGCCGATGCGGTCGCCTGCGCCTGTGCCTGATCTTTAATCACCCTACGCAGTTGCGGGGCTACGCCCTCGCCGATAAAAGGATTTGACCTGCACGGATTAAAGACAAAGTGCAGTAGCTCGCTCGGGTCATAGACTCGGCCGTCGATGTTGACCGTGTATGTCTTATAGCCCGTGAGCGTATAAGAGACGCGGCTCGACTCGATCGGGATAAGCTCCTTTATAAAATCGCCCTCGACCGTCGGGTAAACGACGGCGTTACCCGTAAGGCAAAGCTCGCGGACGATGTTATAAATCAGCGTCTTGCGCGTCATGTGGCTGTTGGGATATATGTCGAGCTTTTGAGAGATCCCATCCTTTATGCGGTCGTCGCCGTGCTTGCCGTTGCGCATGACCTTAATTGTCATGTTGCTCACGAGATCTGCGATTATATGCACCGCAAGCCGCACGTCTCCGTTTTGGTCGAGCGTCGCATAGCCCGCCGGGATGATCTCATCCGGCAGCAGGCAAATCATGCCGCCGGGAGCGTCTCTCGTCTTCTGTCCGGTTTTTCTCCGTACTAAAACTTTCATCCTTTCCCTCCGTTAAAACCAATTTGCCGTTTTGTTCTCCTTGCTCATATTTTCGAGCATTCTGACCGTCGCAAAGACGGCCGCGTCAAAGACGTCAATTCTGTCGTTGTCGCCGACTTTCTCATACATGACCATGTCGTCGGTCTTTTCAATCGCCCGAACATTTGCAACGCAATATTCAAACGGTTCAGCACCAAAGTAGTAGAGCTGCCCGTTCTTGGCTTTCTGCTCAATAAATCTAAAGCCCTCAGATTTCTTATAATAAAGCTGCGGCTGGTCGACAATTTTAAACCGTTTTTTCTTCATCAGCATAAAATACTCTCGGCAGAATTTTCTGTCGTGGCCGACCTCGGAGATCTTAAAGCCCTCGCGCCGCTTATCCTCAAACCACATGACCGGCTCGGCATGATTGACCGTCGGGGCGTTGCTCATAGTCAACCAGCCGTCCGCCTCCCACCCAAAGAGGGGGATAGAGTCCTGCTCCGCTTTTTCCTTCGCCTTGACGATCGGAAACCAGCAGTGCGGCAGAATTATAAGCGTCTCGCCATAGAGACCGACGAGCGCTGTCGCCGTCAAGTCGTGGAGCTTTGACAAGTCCGCGCCGCCGAACCATTTGACCGGCAGGCGGGCAGCCTCCGAAAGCGTCCACTTGTGGCGGCTGTCTGAGGCGATAAACTCGCCGATATCAAAGTACGCCTTCATCGCTGATGTGTAGATGTTTAGCGACTTGTTAAAAAACTCCTTGCGGGTCTGCGGGTCATTTTGCGCCTGGACGGCGTCCGCCATGATATCAGCCGGGCGGATCGTGATGCCGTAGCCGGGGTTAGCCATCTCGTGGACGACCGGGCTCGTGTAATCAACGTCGCCGTTCGGGCTTTCATCTGCCTTGCAAATAAATATAAAAAGCTCCTCGGCTTTGACTGTGCCGTCGAGGACTTTCTGACAGTATTTCAAGCGGCGATAACAATAACTGTTGACGCTGTCGCCTGCCGTAGTGATGCCGATCATCAGCTTGTTGGTGTACGCTTTCATCGCATCCTTGATGATGGTGTACTGCTTCGGCGTCTTATAGGCATGCAGCTCGTCGGCAATTGCTATGTTGCAATTGAGTGAGTCCTGCGCGTCGGGGTTAGCAGCAAGCGCCCTGATATAGATTGAGCCGTCGGCGCCGACCTCGCCCGAGATGCTGTGCTCTTGGTTGTTGTCGAGGATCCTAAAATTCGCCTCTTCGCCCATTTGCCGCAAATTGTAACGGATAAAACCAAAAGACTGCATTGACTGTTGCATCGCTGCAGCCGTGATGTATGCCGTCGCGCCGCTTCGGCGCTCAAGCACCGAGAGCGCCCAGACGAGCGCCGCCGCGAATGTCGTTTTAACATTTTTGCGGGGGATAAAAATAAACGCCTCCTTGTAGCGGCGTATCTTCGTGCCTTTAATCTTAAAAGCGAGCAAATTATAAATTATAAATTTGTGATAGTCGGTTAATAAAAACGGCTTGCCTCGCAGCGGCACGCCGTCGAGCGTTTCGCCTTTTTCATGCACAAAAGTGAGCTCAATTATTCCGATGACAAACTCGGCATCTCTGGGCTCAAAAGTGTAATCGGGATTTTCAAGGTCATTAAAAAATCTGTCGACCGCTTGCCGGAGCTCTTTGCAAGCGACTTTCTCGCCGGAGCGGATCGCTTCGGCATATGCAAAAACCGCCGCTCTGTTTTTCTCCTCGATCAAGTCAATTTCTCCAGCGCGGCAGCGAGCGCCGACTTCGGTGCGGCCTGCTCGACGTCCGCCTTGTAGTATGTTTTGGGATTTAAGCAAAGGCGGTCGGAATATTGGAGGATATCCATGCGGAGATTCTCAAGCTCCGAAACGATCGGCGATTTCTTAACGTTGCCGCTATTTGTTTGGGCGGTGACTTTAAAGCCGCCCTCTTTATAAAGGGCGGTCAGTCTGCGGTACTGCTCAAGCAGCTCGCAGTAAATCTCGATCGTGTCGTCAAACTCAGCCTTATAGACCCCGATTTTCTGCATCCGTCGGACGGTCGTTTTTTTAATTGATTCTTTCAAAATCGCTCGCGCCATTTGCCGACCTCCGAAAAAATTTTGAAAAATTCGCTCTATTGGAAAGAGCTCTGCCCCCCCGGTCGATTTCCCCCTCCTAAAGTCAAGACTGACCGGGGGGGATTGTTTTATTCTTGAGTTTTTCGCCGAGCTCGGACAGCTCGCCCGTATCTCGATCGTGCATGAGCTCATGCGCCGAGGCTGACAGAGAAATGAGATTCCAGTCCTGCCAGGCATACTCGGGATAGTCACGGCTCGGGTAGATGTGATGTACCCGCGTAGCCTCGACGTGTCTGCCGTAGCGCTTGGCATGCTGGCAGAGGTAACCGTCCCGCTTGAGGATGTGCGCCCTCTTTTTTTTCCAGCGCGCTGATTGATAATTAAACATACCCACCCCATGCCCTGCGCGGACGCTGTGCCACGCTCACTCTATTAATATCGCCTTTGGCCGCTGCGGATGGCTTAACCGCAGCGGCGCTGAAAAAGGAGGATCAATCTGGGAGCCCCTTGCCCTGCTCCCATGCTATAAGCATAGCACCAGCGGAGCGCCCCACTGTGCCCCTTTTATCTTATTTTGTCAAGATGATAAAAAAAGCGACGGCGATAGATCTCATAAAACATACGCCGCCCGCAAGGCGGAATCAGCGGCACCCGCTCATATGATGCGCCCCTCGTGACGTGATAGAGAAGGAACGGGAGGACGCCCTTGTCCTCTCCGCAGGCGAGCTGCGCCGCTCTCTCTATCTGCTCTATGTCCTCGCTGTACTTGGCCGCCCGCTCGGCAAGGCGCTCCGGCACGCTCGCATGATCGCCGCCGCCCGAAGAGCTGCCGCCGCCTGTGGCGTGCAATGCCGATTGATAGCACTCCTCTCGCTTATGCTTGAGCTCGTCGTACTGTAGGCAAAAATAACGCAGCTCGACATAGCGATTCGGCGTGATCTCGTACTTGTTAACGTCAGCGATCTTGTACTTTCTCATTGATGCCCTCCTTGGCTCTAAAACTTTACACATTTACAAGGTTTTAAAGAGCGGCGCTCGCCGCTTGTTCTTTTCGCCGCCGCTTCGGCGGCTCCTTCCTATCCTCGGGGATTTTTATGTACTTAAAATAGAGATATCCATATATTGTTGCCGTCGCCTCAACCAGCTCATAGCCTGCCGGAGCCTGCGGCGCCTTGGTCAGCGAGTAGTCACGCTTGACCTCTTTCGGCTGCTCCTCCTCGGGTCGGGTGTAATTGCGGCTTATCTTATAGCGGTGCCCGCCCTGCTCCTCCGTCCAATGGTCAAACAGATAGTTGGCAAGCCCTGTATAATCGGCGCCGTGATCTACGCCGCCGTAAAAATTGTGCGCGCGGAGCGGCTGGATGTCGACGATCTCACCGTAGATCCATTGTTTTTTTATCTCCTCTGCGGGCACGCCCTCAGAGACCATATGCATGTGTATGCGCTTGGTGTGCTTGCCGCGCCCCATGTGCAGGGCAATGACGGCGTCGGGGTATTTATATTTAAGCCGATTATAAAAGTTATCGCGCAGCTGCCGAGCCTCTTTAAACGTATGTACCTCGTTGACGTTGTCAAAAGTCAAGGTGCTGTATAAAGAGGACGGGCTGAAGGTGGCGTTAAAGATTTTGAGATACCGCCGCCGAGCGATGCCGTCCCGGTGCTGCTTGCGAGCCTCCTCGCTCTCAAACCGGAGCTTTTTATTAAGATCGCCGCCGACCTGGCAGCGGTCGGGCAGGGTGTAGACCTCCTGCTCGAGTACCACGCCCGAAAACGTCCTTTTTTTGAGCCTCATTTTTATGACCGCCTTAAATATAAATGTATAGGGGTAAGGAGCGGCCGAAGCCGCTCCGCTTGAAGTCACTCGTCCAGCGTGACCTTTGCCGTTTTACTTTTTGTAATCTGCAGGGTGATGTTGTCCTTTGCATTTTCGGCGATTTTTATGATCGCCTCGTCGCAATTAATTGATAATGAGCGGATATTTCTGTCAGCAACCTTTTCGACCGCCGACTTTGCCAGCGCCTCGACTGCCGAGGCTTCGCCGAATATCGGCGAGAGCATCTCGCCGAGCCTGACTTTCGCCTTTTCAATCTTTTTCAACTTTGCCCGATACCTCTCGGCTTCTGAGCAGTCGCACTCTCGGGTTGCTTTTTCGTTAGCCTCCGTCTGCGTTGCAGCCGTTGCGTCATAAATGGCCTGCCCGCAAAAACGGCAGCAGCCCTGCTTTTCGTCAGTCATTTTTTTCTCTCCTTTTTCGTTTTTGCTTTTTTCGCGAGCTTGCCCCGCTCCCACGCCCTCATGCAAGTGTAGGAACAGACGGGCTCTCTTGTGCTGGGAGGCCCGATAGCATATATGTGCTGCGGCGCGGGTCTAAATGTCTCGCCGCATATCGGGCAGCGCGTCGGCTTGCCCTTTTGACTGTCAACTATATACTCAGTCATTTTGATCGCCTCCCAGTCTCTCAATAATTTCCAGCTCCCGAGGTGACAGCTCCCATCTCTCCGCTGCGGCTCTCTCCGCTGCGGCTCTCTCCGCTGCGGCTCTCTCCGCTGCGGCCTTATTGGATAGCAACAAGCCTCCGCCAAATAAGGCCTTGCCCGCCGCCCGTTGGGAGTCGAGCGCTCTAATAAATGTACAGTCCTCCGCCTTTATGGTCATATCAATGCCCCAATGACTATAGCGCTGCATCAGCGCAGCGGTCAGGACGTGGTCGGGGTAGATATATTTAGGCAGCTGCTTTTTTTGAGCTTTTACATTCTTTTTTTCTTCAATTGCAATTCTTCTGCCGAGTTCCGGGGCGGTCTGCGCCACGATGCCTTGTGAGATATTCGTCACAAACGCTGTTTTTACCCGCGCTCCGTTATGATATGTAATTTCTGCGTCACATACGATGTGATTAGTCTTTAATACGTTTTTGCCACCTGCAAAAAGCGTTAATGACGGCGCGAAAAGAAAAAACTTGATTTTTTTCAAGCAATAAAAATCAATGATTTTTGCGAGAATCGAAAACGGCGGGTTATCTACGACCACGGCATCGTCCTCGTAGGGATAGTTTTCAAAGTCACCGCCCGGCACGAATGGGCGAACGACCTTGCTCGGGTCGATCCCATATTCATCCTCGACCCACCCGAGGATGGCGGCGTAGATATTCGGCGGCGTGTAGCAGTCGTCGGTCGTTTTCTTTGTTTCAAACTTTTTGACGAATTCGTCATATTCGTTGTTAAAAAAAGTTAATTGTTCAGCCATTCAATGCCTCCTGTGCGGCTGCCGCATTTCTAAAGGCAAACTCCCCGAAGCAGCTGCCGTCTATATCCATATAGTTGTTTCGGTAGACCATTCCGTTGACCTTCGCCGCGTTAACTTTGCCTCCGTCGACGATGTAGATCAGATCGCCGACATCGAGCGTTTTGCTGATGCGTTCTGCCGCCTCTTTTATGATGGCGCAGCCGTGGACGCTGCATCCGTGCTCGTGCCCACAACCGAGGCAAGCAAGTGAGCCGATCTCGACCGACAGACGTCTGAGAGCCTCAATAAGCTCCGATTTGTCCATTTTATCCTCCTGTAATATTAAGATTAATTTGACCCTCTTCGGGGTCAATTTCCTCGATTTCTAACGTCAAGCAAAAGCAATCGTCATCTATTCGGCCGCCGTGCTGGATTAGCTCTGCTGGGCTTAGGCACACGAAGGCCGTCACTTCCGTGCCTGCTTCGGCTTGTGACAATAGGCTCATTAACTCATAGACTTTCATTTTCTGCCACCCCTCAATTCTCGCCGGAGAGCGTCTGTGCGACTGCCTGCAGCGCCCTGCGGAATTTTGCGGCCGTCGCTTCGTCGGCGCCGCTGATGATTTTCTTCATCTCGGCGATGTTTTTTTGTGCCTCCTCAAAATAAAAACCAAAGCGCAGGACTTCGGGATTCGCCGCGAGCTTTGCCTGCTTCTCAAGCTCGTCGACCTTTGCCGCCGAAGCTACATAGCTCTCTTTAAGCACGTCAAACTCCTCAAGCTGCTTCTTGCTCTCTTTGAGTTGCTTTTCAAGGTCTTGAGCTTTCTTTTCAAGCCCTTTCTTCTCGGACTCATGCTCCTTTTTGAGGGCGGAGAGTTCTCGCTCCTTTTCTCTTTTCTGCGCCGCCGCCTCGTCCCTAACGGCGCCCAACGTCAGCTCATTGAGCTCTTCCGCCGTCAGTTCTCGGGAGACCGTTGCCGCCGGCTTGTTTTTCTCGACCTCAAGATCGCTTTTGAGCTGCTCGATCTGTCGGGCGTGCTGTTCGGCATCCGCCCTCTCCTTTTGCTGATCAAAGCGCAGCTGCTCATTCTCGGAGCGCAGCCCCTCGATGATCGTTTTAAGCTCCTGCACGGAGCTGTCACCCGCCGTGCCGCTCTCGATAAGCTCCTGCCGCTCTGTGACCGTGAGCTTTGACAGCAGCTGCAGCTTAGTGATGCCGAGGTTTGCATTCGACTGCAATTCTTTGTATCCGAGCGCTTCGAGCGCCTGGATATAATTATAAGCCTGCCTCTTGCGGATCCCGACGGCCTGCTCGACGTAATCGTCAAAGCTCTCAAAATCCAGCTCAGTGTATAGCCGCTTATCTCTCATCTTTTTGAGGCTCGCTGCAAACTCGCAGAGATATCCGGCGGCAAGGTCGCCGTTTTTCTTGATCTCAAAATGCAGCTCGACCGCCTCTCTCTTCTGCGCCGTCATCTCTGATTCAAAAGCCATTAACTGTTCCATTTTTCCTCCTTATGATGCTTTTTTGATCTGCCGTCCGAAAAACGGGAAGAGGATCTCTCTTTCCCAGCGGTCGACAAAATTCATGATTTTGTCCGGGATTTTTAATCTTTTGTAGTGGCCGTCCCTGATCACGGCCTCGTTGCCGTAGCCATGCACCTGGTTTCTAATGGGCGGTTTTTGGCAAAAATCATAATCCATAGTGTACCAGCTGCGCTCCGGTCTGCGCTTGTGTCGTATAAAAAACACGACCGTGCGCTCCTCTATATGCCCGTCGGCATATCTGCCGACGCAGTGATTCAGCGTCTCGCCTTCGGCGATAAGATCGCCGTTGTCACTCGGCAAAACTATGCAGTAGTCACCGCAGCTCCACTCAAGCGCCTGATACTTGCTTTTAATTTTTGCAAATTTCTCGCGCTTGTAATCCTTGCCGCCGTTTACATGGTTAATCTTTTCGGCGTCGTGAGCCGCGCGGAGATCCCGTGGATATCTTCGCCCGTGCTCGGCATGCTCGACGTCGATCCAGTCCCAATAATCCAAAAGCATATCAAGAGCCGCCACGGGGTGACACTGCTTGCTTATATATTTGTCGACCTCGCGCATCTCTTTGAGCCCCATCGCCCCGGCTATCTCAATCATCTTTCCGGCTGCTCTCGGGGCCAGCGTTTTAAGATATCTCTCAACGATTTCAAACTCGACCCCGGCTCTCTTGGCCTTTTTGATTGTTTCAAGCTCGTTTTCGTGGTGGTTTGCAACGACGCTTTTAAGCTCTCCCTTGGTGAGGCCGAGCATTTCGTGCGGCTTTCGCCGCGTCCAGTCGACGCTCGGCCATGTCACGCGATTAACCGGCGGCGAGCCGTATTGATACCGCCATTTGACGGCCTCGTTAATCGCATTTTTAACGATTCGCCCAGCGCTTGATTTCATCAGGTTTTCAAGGCTTTTGTGCTTTTTCCACTCAACAAGATAGAGTGCCGGGTTGCAGCCGCCCGCCTTAATATACTCATGCAGGCCGGTCTTTTCGCCCGTCGTTCCCTTTCCGACGGCCGAAGCGTTGGCAAGCACATATCCGCCGACAGCCATGCCGCACCGTCCGTCGTAAGTGTTATATCTGACCTGCAGATAGTCGCGCGTGCCCCTGACCTTTTCCCAATTTGGCAGCCATTCCTCGCCCCGTCCAGCAAAGCCAGTCTTGATCTCGTGTATATACCTCTGCAGCTTCCCGCCCTCGAGTATGACTATCGCCTCGACGGGGCGCACTCTGTCTCTCGTGTTACCGTCCTTGTCGCATGCGCGGCTGGCAAGCCATGAGACGAGTGCCGTATATTTGCCGTCGATAAGTTCCACGCTCTGGATGCAGCACTGATACTCATGCAAGCCGGTGCTGTAGATGCCGGAGCCGTATTTGCTCGCGTGCATTAATATGGATTTTTTTCCGCAGTGGGGGCAGGTTATCTCATCGCCCGACTCTATCTTGACAAGCTTGGACGTTGGTGCAGTCAAATCCTCATCAATGCCGCCGCCCTCGTCCTGCCTGACCCACATATACGGCCAGTTTTTGCCGGAGCCCCACTTAAAATAGAGCCTGTCCGTGCAGTGGGGGCAGATGCACTCCGCCGCCCACGTCCTCTTTTTGCTTTTTTCTTTAAAAATCTCCTCGTCATACGGCGTGTATATCTCAAAGTCGAGGCCGATTTCCTTCGGGACAGAGACCCTCCGAAATGGCATTTCATAGGGCAGATCTTTTTGCCTAAATATAAAATCGCGCACTTCGTCGGGCGCTTTTTCGGGCAGCAAATTAAAATCAAAGGAAGTCGGCAAGGTCAATCACTCCCTCTTTTTCGCTTGAGACTTTTTCAAGCCCGAAAAACTCAAATATTATCCTCTCTGCCTCTTTCGGCGGGGTACACCCGCCGTTTGCTTTTGCAAAGGCAGCGATTTTTTTCTCCACGTCGGCGATTTTCGCGCCGCCGTTGAGATCCTGCTTGACGACCTCCGCATAGTGCGGGTGATCGGCGCAGATGTCAAGGATCTGCTCGCCGACCCAATACACATGATTTTTCTTGCTGCCGTCTCGCTGCTTATTAATAAGCTCTCTAAGTTCTGCCATTTTCAATTTCCTCCTTTATGCCGCCGCTTTGGGGGAGTTGATAACCGTTGCTTTAATTAATGGGCGTTAATTAAATAGTGGGATCCCTCGGCGGCGGCTGATTGATTAATTAGGGGCCGTTTTACTGAGCTGGATGATGGCGTCCGTGACCGCTCGGAGCTCTCCGATGGTCATGCCCTCCAGCTCTTTGATTATCTGAGACACGGGGCGGCCGCCCCCGATCTCACGGCTGTGAAATGTCAGCTGCTTGTTATATGGCTCTTTGACCTCGACAAAAGCGCAATCCTCGCCGACTGCTGCGGCGATCTGCTCCTTTATGCCGATGATATCGTCGCCGTCATGGATCTTGTTGACCCTGACAAGCAGGTCAATCGTCATGTTGACGCCTCCTTGTTAATTAAATCGCGGAGCAGGAGCGCCGCCGCCTTGTTAAAGCCGACGGCAAGGCCTCTATATTGATAGAGCCAGCAGGTCACGCCCTTGCTTTTAAGCTCCTGCACCGTGTTGAGCATATAGCTCTTGGCGGTCGCGTTTGGGGTCAAGCGCTGTACCGTCGGCCATACTTCGAGCGTCTTTTCTGCCGCCTTAACGACGGCGGGGCTGCCGTCCTGCCGCACAACATACCATAAGCCGGGGGAGAGCCTTTGTCTTAAATGCTCTACCGCCACCGGTCGGCGACAATATAAAAAGCTAAGACTATCGTCGTAAAAGTGGCAGCGCCGACAGCATGCCTCGCAGATCAGCTCCTGCTCGCAGTGGATGATGCAGTTAGTCTCCGCGCCGCATCTTGCGCAGGTCATGACCTGCCTCGCCAGTCGTGGCGGATCTCTATTCGCGGCTTATACTCGGCGGCAATCTGCTCCGAGACGGTCGGCTCGCCATAGAGCCATGCCTTAAAGGCGGGGATATTATCCAGCGCCCAGACGAGCGCCTTGCGGGCCGCCCGCTGCTCCCATGCCGCTATGTGCGGCTCAAAAATCATCATAAGTATCGCAGCCAGCACGAGCAGCAGCTCGATGATGGTGCGGATGGTGTCAGATGTGCTCATTTCTTTGACCTCCTTCTCTGCCTTTTCATCTCGGCCACATACGGCCGCATAAAATCAATAAAGATCTTCGCAAGCTGCTCGTCGATATAGTCGGAGGCGGCTTGCTCTCGCTCCTCCGGCACCTCACGCATGATAGGCTGCGCCGGTAAAAACTCGCCCGAAGGCGTGCGGCGGGCAAATACGCCGATCTGCTCCGTCATGCATCGTCGCTCCTCTCTGTATAGGCTGTGCAGCCCTCGCCCCAGACAAAGGCGATGTTATCGGCTGTGCAAAAGCCGTCTTTATTGTTGCCGCAGCTGTAGCGGCCGCAAAAAACAACCCTGTTCCCGCCGCCTCTGTACGAGGTGCAGGTTCCGTCGACAAGCTCGACGATGTTGCTACGGCATTTACCGCCGATGTTAAAGGTGCAGGTGTCGAGCCCGCATTTAATCGTTCGTTTCATCTCCTCCACCTCACCCCATTAAATAGTCCATCGACACGCCGAAGTAGTCGGCGATCTTCTTGAGCTTGTCGGCTTTTGGCTTGCACCGTCCGCTTTTCCAGTCGCTAAAAGTTGAGCGATATAACCCTGTCGCCCTCGCTACGTCGGCCGCTGTGCATCCATTTTTTTCGCACAGCTCTTTAAATCTCGAGTACACTTAATTAATTCCTCCTATTTGGCTTTTTTGCTTGACTTGTTCGCAATTTCGTACTATAATGTTTTTGTGATAAAAATTAACGTCGTCGCGAAGCCGTTATCTGTATTATAGTACGATTTTTCCAACTTGTCAATGCTAAAGTCCGAAAAATCGTACTTTCAGCGGCTCGCACAATTCTGGAGCTGAAAATATGTGCAATTTGTACGAAAAAATCGAGAGTCTTTGTCTTGACCGCAAAATCTCAATTGCCACCCTGGCGCGAGAAACCGGATTGTCAAAGGGCCTTTTCTCCGATTTAAAGCACGGCAAAGCCAAATCGCTTTCGCTCGGTAAATTGATCCTTATCGCCGATTATTTTGACATTTCGCTCGACGAGCTGGTCGGGCGCACAAAAAGAGCCCCGACTGCCGAAGCAGCCGAGGCTGAAAATGAAATCTATAAATTGTTTAATGCAATGGACTCCAAAAAGCAGGAGCTTTTTATAAATCTTGCGCGAGAATTGATTTTGCAAGAGAAATCAGAGTGACCAGCTCCTCTTTTGTTGCATAATTTAGTAAGCGACCGAGTTCTTTCTTTCTCTCCTCTTCGGTCGGATTGCCTTGTTCTTGCATTTCTTTTTTATCCACCTTTTCTCCCTCTTTTCTCCGAACATTTGTTTGCTTGCATTTTTCATTATAGCAACATTTTCGATTTTGTCAACTGTTTTTTTTCTGGCATTGCGTTTTTTGCATTAATTCGCCGACGTCGGCGAGAATATAAAGGAGTTTTTAAAATGGGTTTGAGATTTCGCAGAAGCATCAAGATTCTCCCGGGGGTCAAATTAAACCTCGGCAAAAAATCGGCGGGCGTCTCCGCCGGCACCACCGGCGCGCGCTACTCTGTTAACAGCAGCGGCCGCAAAACCTCGACCGTCGGCATCCCCGGAACGGGGCTGTCTTACTCTAAATCGAGCGGAGGCGGCAAAAAATCAGATAAGGGCTCTAAATCCGTGCTGCCTTGGCGCCTGATCCTTACCGTCGGCATCCTTATCTTTATACTTATCGGCGGAATAGCCGCTTGCACCGACTCCGATGACGAGCCGACCACAACCACCACCGCCGCCGAGACCACTACCGAGGCCGAGCCGGAGTCAAAAACGAGCATCCTCGAGGCTGTCGCCGCCCTCAGCCCGCACGAGACCTCCGCCGAGGCCGCCGAAACGACCGAAAAGCGGATGAAAAAGCCGACCGAGGCGAAAACTGAAAAGAAACCCGAGAAAAGAACGGAAAAAGCCACAGAAAAGAAAACCGCAGCGCCCTCCGCTCAGAAAACATATGTGTTAAATAAAAGCACGATGAAATTCCACCTGCCGAGCTGCTCGTCCTGCTCCAAAATCAAGGCCGAGAATAAAGGCAGCTACACCGGCAGCCGTGACGATCTCATCGGTCAGGGTTATTCGCCCTGTGGCAACTGCCATCCGTAATAAATTCGCCCCGGATAAGCTCCGGGGCTTGTCATAGGTGATATTATCATGGATAACGTCGTCATATATGCCCGCTACTCCTCCGACAAGCAGACGGAGCAGAGCATAGAGGGCCAGCTGCGCTACTGCTACCAGTACGCCGAGCAGCATGACTACCGCGTAGTCGGCGAGTATATCGACCGAGCTATCAGCGGCACGTCTGACCGCCGCCCGCAATTTCAGCAGATGATCTCGGACGCCGAAAAAAAACAGTTTAAATATGTTTTGGTCTGGAAACTCGACCGCTTCGCCCGAAACCGCTATGACTCGGCGATTTATAAAACGAAATTAAAAAAATCAGGCGTTAAAGTCCTCTCTGTGACCGAGGGCATCGGCGACGGCGACGAGTCCATCATTTTAGAGGCCGTCCTTGAGGCTATGGCGGAGACATACTCCCGCCAGCTCTCTCAAAACGTCAAGAGAGGCATGCACGAGAGCGCCCTCAAGGGCTTGAGCACTGGCGGCACTGTGCCTTATGGCTATAAGCTCCGGGACGGGCGGCTCGTGATAGATGAGCCGGCCGCGAAAAATGTAAAATTTATCTTTGAGCAGTACGCCGCAGGCGTCGGAAAAAAGGCGATCGCCGACGCTCTCAATGCAAAAGGCTGCAAAACTGCGACGGGGCGTGACTTTTCTGTCGTTTCTTTGGCTCATATTTTTAAGAATAGAAAATATATCGGAATATATCACTATAACGGCGAGGTCGAGATCGAGGGCGGCTGCCCCGCCATAGTTGACAAGGCTCTGTTTGACCGCTGCACCCTCCGCGCGGAGCAAAACCGCCGAGCGCCCGCAAAAGGCAAGGGCGAGGTCGATTATATTTTGACCGGCAAGCTCTTTTGCGGCATCTGCGGCTCACCGATGGTCGGCGACTCCGGCAAGGGCAAAACGGGAGCCGTCTATTATTATTACACTTGCTCAAATCGCAAGAAAAACGGCGGAGTTAAGGCTTGCCCCAAAAAGCGGGAGGACAAGGGCTTTATCGAATGGTACGTTGTCGAGCAGACGCTCAAATATGTGCTTGACCCCGAGCGTATCGCCTTAATAGCCGAGCGGGTCGTCGCGGCTTATAACAAGGACTTTTCTGCCGATGCCGTCGCCGACCTTGAGCGCCAGCTTGCCGCCGCTGGGCGGGAGATGGATAAGCTCGCCGACTCTCTTATTAATGCCGCCTCACCGAGGCTGGTCGAGAGTATCAACAAAAAGGCTGAGCAGCTCGACGCTCAGATCGCCGAGCTTGAGGACGAGCTCTCTAAGCTCCGTATCTGTGCCGCCGCCCGTCTGACCGTGGAGCAGGTGACCGCGTGGCTCAAGTCGTTTTGCAACGGCGACCCCCTTGATCTTGAGTTTCGCCGCCGTATCATTGACGTGCTCGTCAATGCCGTTTACCTCTATGACGATAAAGTTTTTATCTTTTTTAATGTAAAAAACGGCAAGCAGATCTCCTATATTGATTTCTGCGCCGACTTTGCCGACGATCCACCCGAGGGCGAGTGTTCGACTTTTAACGCTTGTGGATCACCAAAGGCAGCCTTCAGGGGCTGCTTTTTTCTTTGTGCTTTTATTGCGGAGGTGCTGTTTACGGCTGCAATATTGTGCAAATTCCGACAGATTACCGTATATATCTATTGA